AACGAATCTTGGATAGAGGTGAAGGCATCGCGGTACTCCTGCAGGCTTCCCAGCGCAGCAGCGCCGTCGTCGCCCATTCCGCCAAGCGTTGTTTTAAGAGCGTCGAAACCGGACTGAGAACCGATAACAACTTTACCCAGATCTTCAGTGCTAAGCTTTAACTTGTCAAAAGCAGACTGCGCTTTTTCAGCTTTAGTCGCTGCCTCTTCAATGGCATTAAACTGATCGGTATTTCCACCGAGAGCGAGGTTACCGAATTCGTCTCGTTCGTCTGGAATTGCCTGGTCACTTGCCCTGAATTTTGCCGATGACTCAGGGGCGGCACGCAAGTTATCAACAAATGATCCAAGAAGACCTGGCTTGGAATCGATAACATTCTTGATGTTGTCTTGCATTTCCTGCATATCATCGGTGACTTGCGTGAAAACGTTCTTTCCCGCAATACCTTGATCTGCTTCAAATGCCTTTTTAAGCTGATCAACGTTTGCCGCTGCAGCCTTGGCAGAATCATCGATTGCTTTTTGAGCTTCATCGATCTGATCAAGGCCCTCGGTAATCCCAAGGTAAACAACGGTAAACGCTGCAGCAGCACCAATAAAACCGGCTGACATTGCAATGAGAGCATTTGCCACCTTGGCGGCAGCAGGCCCCATCGCTGCAAGAGCAACAAGTCCTGTATTAAGCGCTGTGGCGAATTTGGTCACCATGCCCACGGCGAATAGTGAAACCAGGGCAGCCCTCAGAGGACCAATCAAGAGCATGAAACCCTTGAACGCCAGTGTCATTGCAAGAATTTTGCCGATGACTGGCGAGAAGAATTCTGTCATGCTCGCAATGAAACTTAAGATCGGAGCAGCGAATTTAAGAATGTCTGCGAAACGATCGGCAAATGCCTTGACACCTTTTTCAAGCGCCTTAAACAGAGTAACGCCAACATCTTTAAGTTCACTGAAAGACTTAAGACCAGTATCGCTCTTGAAGAACTCACCTATTTTCTTGAGGTCGTTGGCTCCGAAGCTCTTTACGGCATTGGAAATATCGTGAAGAATACCACCGGCCTTACTGGCATTAACGGCAGCATTGAACTTCTGCATCGCTTTGGCGTAGCGGTCGAGCGCATTGTCGCCAGTGTCAGTCGCAAATAGCGTGAGCAGAGAGCCTAGTCCCTTTGCCAGGTCAACGGTGCCCTTGACCAGATCAACAAGGCCATCCTTACCGGCCTGCATCCACTTGAATAGATTTCCATTGGCGCGGTTCTTGGCTGCAAAGTCAGCGAACTTCTGTGTTAAGCCTTCGGCCCCTTGGCTCAAGTCTCTAATGAAACGAGCACCGATAACTGCAATATCACGCAATCCCGTTGCTAGCGGAATAAATGCAGAGACTAGGTTCTTAACAACCTGGTTAGTTGACGCAAAGATACTTCCCATATCTTTAACGTTTTGACGCTGAGTAACAAAGTCAACCAGCTTACCGCGAGCTACCGCGAACGTATTGGTAAGCTGAAGCATTCCATTCTTTAGCGGACCGTTGAGAACTTCCCCGAGACGACTAAGGTCATCCACGAAACCAGGATTAAAGGCTTCGACCATACCGAGCTGAAGTTTTTCAAAGTCAGTCTTCAGACCAAATAACGCTTTTGCAGCGGGCTGAATACTCTTCGGCAAAACTTTTAATGCATCATCAAAATCTTCTAGTGTTTGTGTAGTATCAAAGACACCGGTGCCAGCTCCCAGCACTCCTTCAAATGCTTTAGTTAGTCCACTAGTCAGAACCTTCAAAGTTCCTAGAGCTGTTGCAGCTACAGCTACCGCACCGGGAATAGCAATAAAACCACCGGCAAGCTGTTTGGTTGCGCCAAACAATTGCATTGCTAAATTCGATACGCCAATAAGTGCCTTGCCGCCCAGTTCAGTAACCGGCTTCAGGCCAACTGCAACCGCAGCTCCAATAGCAATGAACTGCTTAGGAATTTGGCCAACCCACGCAAAAGAGTTTTTGAGGTCGCCAAGACCTTTTCTCAGAAGTGCCCCACCGGTAATCAGCCCCGCAACAGATCCGGCGATCTTTCCGAATTGAGGAATTGCGCCGTCAACCCTCTTGCCAACGTCTCTAACTCCTGCGCCAAGATTCAGAAATCCTCTAGCAAGTTTGGCAATTTTTGCGTCGCCACCGGCTGCAGTTCCGATCAGCTCATTGAGCCCTCGGTTGAACAGGCCTCCCGCTTTCTGAACAACAGAAAACTTATTTGCCAGAGACGCAATTCCCCCACCATATTTCCGAAGCACCGCATACCCGCCAGCCAGCAGGGCTGCATTTTGTGCGAGGCGACGAATGTTCTGAGTACGAGGTGCGAGAGTGGCGAGAGCCTTGTTCAGGCCAAGGAAACTATCACGGGCCTTGATAACACCGGCTCTTAAAAGCAGCATTTTAGGTGCTGCTGAAATTAGATCTCCGAAACCTGCGCTATTTTTAAATCCGTCAGTAGACTTTCGCAGGCTGTCGAAAGATGGTTTGAGAGTATCAAAAATACCCTTGAGACGCAAAGTAGTTTGAAAAAGTTTGACTAGGTCTTTGTCAAAAGCTTTTGTTGCCTTGCCACTCTTCTTGGTTTGATCTTCATATCCACCAAGAGAATCTTCTAGTTCATCAAACTTTTTCGTAAGATCTGCAACATGAGCTTTGAGGGCATCAAGTTCTTTTTCAGTCTCAGTTGCGCCTTTGGTGTCGGCGGTAATTTTTATCTTACCGTGAGCAATCCCCAAATCGTAATTTGGCATCTGCTCTCCTAAAAGCCCCTGGCTACAACTATGACTTCATCTTTATCTTTACTCTTATCCGGTATATCCCCACCGTGTTGTTGGAAGGGATTTGTGTTGCTGACGTTCCCTGGATCGCGATGCCGTTTTACAGGAACGCCAAGATTGCGTTCTAGTGCGCCCAATCGCGCAGCGTTCGCGAGTCTGTCTGTTCCGGCTCCTGTCTTTCTATTCTTCCTAGAGTTATTCTCTGCCTCTTGCATTTCGTTATCGACTTTTCTGCCGAAGTAGAAAACACCTCTGTTGAAATAAAAACCCTTAGGAGTCGTCGGATCGAAGTGCCACAGGTCCGTCGGAAGACACCGATATGACTGGCTCATTTGCCACGTCTCCCACACCATCCTCTTGTTTTTCGCGAAACGTGGACAGGCCCTCTGTCTCGAAGATCACGGAGAACAGTTCGATACGATCGGTGAAAGGCACAGAGTCGATATAAACAAGGCCCTTCTGACGAGCGTTCTCGTCGCGAGGAACTTCATGCACTTTTGGCTGAATGAGCCCGGCAAGAACTACCTTATTAACCATTTTGTCCATGCGGCCAAAGTTATCTGCCTTGGTAATGGCTTTCTGCAGAGCTTCAGCAGCAGCTTTATCTTTGTCGGCAGCGGTCGCATTTTCCGGGGCCTTGGCATCACCAGAAAGAAGTTCTTTGGACATGAAATCCAACTCTTCAGCAATGCCCAGATTCAAAAGGTCGCCCATATCAAGACGACGTATAAGAACTGTTTGACCGGAATCCTGCAGGGTATAGTCAAACGGCTTCTTGAAATCTTTTGCCTTTGACCATGATTCAGAAACGGCATACTTATTGACATTAACGCCGTCAATCTGATCTTTGTAATCTTCTTGCGTTCCGTGGGTTCCCATGATGCGCTCCTTGGCGTCGTAGAGGGGTAAAATCGGTAGGCTGGCTGTCGACCAGATTTGGGATTCCCCAGCCTACCGAAGTTTTATGCCGTAGTTACAGTGATTGGCGGGCAAGGGTCGGATTCGGTACCGTCGATAATCGTGGAAACTCGGAATTTATACTGAGTGGCAGTAGTCAAAGTCGCTGCAGAGAGATTCGCCACCGAGGGGTTGGTGCCCGCGCTCGTCCACGCCGTGAACGGAGAAACCGACTTTTCCACATGGTAGGTGTCTGCGCCCACGACGGGGGTCCATGTCAACGCAACCGTAGTTGCGGTAACCGCGCCAGCCGCAAGATTCAGCGGAGACTGAATCGGGTTCGGCTCAGGCGTAAGAGTTAATGCTTGAGAAGTTTCACGACGGAAGATCGAGTAAAGCAGATCGTTCGTATCGTCAAGCAGCGGAAGGCCAACACCGGCAACCTGAGTGGTTCCGAATTCACCATCTTGGAAGTTCGACGTAATATCGCCATTTGCACGGCAGCGGTAAATACGAACCAGAACATCGCCGCCGGAATCCGAAATCATCTTGCCGTCAATACGGAAGTACGGACGAGACTGAGTCGATTTCTTCTGCAGCTCGATAACTCGGTTTGGCGTAAGTCCACGCTCAATAACCGAACCACCGGTAAAGGTTGCCCATGCAGGAACCGAAAGGCCACCGGCCTCAAGATCCCAGTTGACTTGCGAACCACGGCCACGCGTAGTGATCAACTTATCGTCACCACGCAACTCTGCAAATTCCTCTGCTTCAGTGAAGTTCAGAGTTTGCATGTAGGGCAGATCGACAGAAACAGTTCCGAGCAACTGCCCAAGCTGATCGAGATACTGAGTCAGCTTCAGGTCACGAACGCCATAAGGCAGACCGTCAGTAACAGGTGCAGTCATTTCTTTTCCTTACTTTGGTCGCTTAAAGCGTTTTGTTTTTGTCGGTCTGATCGTGCCGTCTTCATCTATTTTTCCAAGGTTAAAAACATGAATAACTATTTCGTTACCGAAAACTTTACAGAGCTTGTTTCTGCACAAGATCTCAAGTTCGCCAGCGGCATCTTCCGATGCCACGGCAAACTTTGTTCCGCTTTCACAACGAATGTCCACATCATTTAACCCATGTACTCAAAAGTCTCTTTGTGATTCTGAGTGAGAAAGTCAGCGGCTTCCTGAGAAATCTGGTTATCCCCGGTACCAACCTTAACCGTAAAATGATCCTTACGGTAATCCCACTTAACCTGCTTATGGTCAATTCCATATTCGCGGAAATCCTTGGCATCAACGATTACCGTCGAGCCATTCTGATACGGAACCGCACGAACACGCTTTCCCGAAGTATCGGGGGCAGGCGCACGCGGTGAAACGTCAGCAGTGTCGACCACTCCATCAGCCACCAACGTACTGTCGTCAGTGGAAACTAGTTCAGTCTCGCGTGCCATTGTTGTTACCCTTCTGTCCGGTTCGTTGCTCATCGTACCTGCTTAAGGTACCAACTCGCGGTACGAAACGCGGTATGTCGCTGTCTTGGTGATGGTCTTCCAGCCCTCGTCGGACTGATTGGCTCCCCTGCCGGTAGCCTGGACCTGGCTGACCAGCACATCGTCAGAGCCAATTTCGTTTTCTATTTCCCTGAATTGTTCTTGAATATAATTCAGGGCCAAATGAATATCGGTGTAATCGCGACCATCATCCCAAGGAATGTGCGCAGCAATAGTCGTGTTCACCGGACCTGTACCAATTGGACTGTTCCATACTGTTTCTTCGAATGACACGGTAATGAAAAGACCAGTCTGAAATGGTCTATCGTCAATTGACTGTGACTCAATAACACGATCGGCAGTAATGCCAAGACTAATCAATCCAGTATTAGCTATCAGCTTGTCGTAAATCAATGATGGTCGCATTACAATCCGTCCAGTAGGCCACGAAGATCACTCATGAGTTTTTCTCCGACAATTCGCATAGCTGGCGTAATGACAGCATATCTCCGGTCATTGGCAATTTCCAACCAAATGCCATAAGTAACAGAATAAGCCATGAGGATTTCATAACTCGAACCACTACCAGAGCTGATTGCAGTAAGACCTGAACGTGCTGCACCTGTTCTATCAGTCCAGGGCGCTTTAGTCTTAAGATAAATCTCAGCATAGCCAGCGTTGTAATCGACCACAGCCCCAATCTTGTGATCAATTTTTGCTGGGAGCCCATGGACATTATGTCTAAGCTCTTTGTCGTTGTACGTGAAAGTAATTCGGGCCACGGTTTTTCCTCACGGATACTTGGTGGGGAGACGCCTGAAATTCAGCTGCATTGGTTTCCTGTATAGAACGACGAAAACAACGAATACAGAAAAATGTATTGGGCTCAACTTCAATAGGAACTAGTCCCGTAGGAAGTTCACATTCAGGGTTATCACAAATCTGGATGAGCGCCATGACTAACCCCGCCAGCCTTTATCTCATACCCGTTTGGGGGTGCGATCCACTCCACGACGTATCGGTTCCCACCGTGTTCAAAATAGTCTCTGAGGCCAATGTCGGCGGTAAATTCTCCCACAAGCACAAAGTCAAGACGCTGTACGCCGCCTTGGCTAGACACCTCGCGTTGTATTCCGCTGTCTTGTTGCCAGATGACCTTGAAAGTTTGAGAGTCCCTGGGTACACCGTCTGAATACTTAACGGTCCCCGCAGTTTTCGTCGCAACTCTAGGTATGAGTATGATTTCACTGGGATCACTCTCAATGAATAGTTTCGTATTCGCCCGGTGTATGGCTAGTTCTACTTCCCGCACAGGCATGTTTAGACCCTGACTGCGGTGTGACTGGCCCCTCGTTGACGAACATTCGTACCGGCAACAATATCTTCGTCATCACTGCGTTTTTGCCAAATGGCAATCATCTGCGCAGCACGATCAAACAGCGGATTTGTACGCGAAGATGACGATTCAGAAACATCGCCCATCGTCGCTGCCTGAGCAGCAATAGTTCGCCAACCTGCCAGAATGACTTTGGTTTCAGAAGTGCCATTGTCGAGAAGCGTACCAATGACAACCGAAGTAAAGCCTAAATCCGATGCTACCTCGGGAAGTTGAATGAGGACGCGTTGGATAACAACGTCGTCAGCCATTTACTTCTTCTCTTCCTCGGTATCGTCGTCCGAATCGTCGTCGGCGTCTACGTCCTCGAAAGAAACTTCGACACCCGAATTACGGAGATCCTGGTAGAACACGATCAGCTTATCCTGCAAAGCTTCGCGATTAGCGTCCTTGGAAAAAGCTACTCCGTGATCAGTCAACTCTGCCTGAAGAACACCCTTGTTTTCTGCGCCCTTGACGTATTCAACAATGTCAGGATCGAAAGTGTCATCAGTGGGATTGCCGCGCTCGTCAAGAGCCGTCTCGGTAAAAATCCCCTCCTGATCATACTGGGCGCGCAGATCATATCCACCAGGAACGTGGCCAGGTCCGGTAAATTCTACCGTTACGCCATTTTCGCGATCATACGCACGACCGGTATCGTGATCGAGCACAACGCCAGGAAGTGGAGCCCCACCCTGATCGTAAACTGCGCGGTCGCGCTCCTGATTATCGTAAAACTGCGACTGAGCAGAAGCACCAGAATGTTCGTGAGGCTCAGGAGTACGAGTCCCGTCTTCACCAAACCGTCGCTCGTTGGCGGGGATCAGATATCCACGGCCACGATCGCGAAGATACTGCTTGTCCTCGACAGACAGCGGCGAGTCTAGGTCAATTGCCTTACCCATGATATTCCTTTCGGTCCAGTCCTTACAGACTAGACGAGGTAGCCGCCGCCGCGCTTGTAGATGGCCGGAATGTCGTAGGTACCCGACGCCTTGATTTGCATGATCGCCGCGCCGCCGCGCTGCCTCACGCCAGTTCCGAAAGAACGTGCGTAGAAACCGTCAACCAACGGATAGCGCTGTTGATTACCAGCGATGATGCGAAGACCCTGCATTGCAGGATTCTGGTGCTGGCGAAGACCAACCGGGTTGGAAAGAGCGAACGCTCCACCGTAACCGAAACCGGACAAATATCCTGCAGGAACGTAATCCTCTTCCACGATATTCCAGAAACCGTAAGAACCGATAACCGGAAGACCACCGAAGAACGGTGCTGGCTGATTTCCAAGCAGACCCTCGGCGTTCGGCAGCATCATGGCGGGCTGCGTAGGCGAAGGAATGAAATCGTACCCGGCAGTAACCGTGTTGTTATTCACAACACCGCGGCGGAAAGTACGGATAACGTCTGTTTCTGCTTTATTCGCCAGAAGTAGGAACTGAGTTCCGGCCTGCGGAGAATAACCGTGCTCGGCAATCAGTTCCATCAAGTCTTCGAGATCCGAAGAGTCAACAACAGAGTTATGGCTGATCTGGTAATGATTGTGCGTCTCATCAAAGACGTTGTTCTTAAAACGCGGGGGCGCAATTCCCTCACCATTGTACAGCGGGTAAACGTTGTACGCCTGATTACGAATATTTGCGCGACGAGTCCGGTTATCGAAAACGGCTTCCATCACCTTACGGAAAACGAGACGCTTGTCGGCCCACAGAATTGCTTCGTGGATCGCTTCCACCTGGCGTGCATCGGCGTCAGCCAAAAACATCCAAGTGTAGGCGTTTCGCTTATCGTAGTGACGCAGATCGTAGCCCATTTGGAAGACCTCGATCGGCAGACCCGCGGCACGCGGGACACCAATTTCAGTGGCTTCCTCGAATGTCATTTCACCGATCTGCACAACCGGCTCAATCGGGATATCGACCGGATACGTTAGAAGCTGAATAAGAGCATCCATCGCTTCGTTGTAAATCGCAGTCGATTCCGAAAACGCATTCCAGAGCGCATTAAGATCAACACCGTCAGCGGTGACCGTAACCAAATCGCCCTGAGTGAGAATTCCCTCTTGCCGAACCGGTGCAGTTCCACCGAAGAACGAGCCAACAGGGATGCCCTTAACGAACAATTCCTTGGTTGCCATTTGTGGCATTCCCTTCAATCTCTTTTTCGGTGTTAGGCGAGAACGGTAACTTGGACGGATGGCGAGTACGCAGAGTCCACGCCGCCGACAGTCGCAGCCACCTTGAAATAGTTCGCCGCGCCAGCGGTCAAACCGGTTTCTACAACTGTCGGGTTTACAGAAGTCGGAGGAACGCCAGCCACGAAAGAGCTGTTATCCGTAGATTTCTGAATTTTGTAACCGGTTGCTCCCTTAACGGGAGTCCAAGTCAGCGTTGCGTTAGTCGAGCCACCAGCACCAGCAAGACCAACGGGAACCGTATTCTGAATCGAACCGGTCGGAGCACCAATATTCACGTTGACGATTAGTCGATCTTTTTCTGCGGTACGACCGACCACGACTGCACCGGGGCCAGTCGACTCCAAAACAGAACCGTCAGGATGGCCGTAATAAATCGTACCGGCTTTTGGCACTGGCTGGGAAGCGGGAGCAACACCAACTGCATAAGGAACAAAGTTGGTAATTTCTCCAAGCTGCCCAACGTCCTGCGGATCGCCAGCGAAATTATTGATTCCACCGTCGAGCAAGGCTCCGTGAATATCAACTCCCACCGCGACAATCATCAAACCGTCGACGCCGGTCTGCCCACCGCCGATGACAATTGCGCCCTGACTATTTTTTCCAACAGCGAGAACTTGGTTATAAGAAGCAACGGGAATATCGGCAGCCAGGTAAGCCCGGTGATTCCCAACATACGGATTCGTCTTGTCCCAGCGAGGCTTGGTGCCGAGTGCCATTTCGTTCCTCCAACGTTTGGTCTTGCTCTGGTCGATAGTATCAGCCAGCCACCAAGATTCTTGGCGACACGCGGCGTGTTAGGAGCGCACCCCGGTACGTGCAATCACCGGGAACTTCTTCATCAGTTCGGACCGGCGCTGAGTCGCGTCGGACTGACGCT